CTCATGTCGGTTCTTGGAGCTGTGCTAACACCCATCCTCACGATGACCGCTTTTAAAGGTCTGGAGCTATTTATGGCTCCGATCGTATGGATCTCAAAGAAGTTTCATGCTTTGCTTTGGGGAAAGGCGCGCAACAAGAATCGAGGTAAGAATGAAAGGTATGCAACCGGCAAAGAAACATCTCGAGCAACAGGTAAAGTCGAAGAAGGTTTGATGGAAGCGTACGGATTGAATCCAAAATCGCGAGAAGTCGGAAAAGTCGAAACTTACTCCCATAATGAGAAATCACGACAGACTGGAAGGATTGAAGATATGACACCCCACGCTGGATCACCTCAAATGGTCTTGGATCAGAATGCTGCTGAAATTGTGAAGGTCGCCCACCGTAACCTTTACAAGATCGAGATGCTCACAGGTGAAGGTGAGTGGAAACATCTGCTTAACGGAATTGTGTTGAAAGGAAGGATTATGTTGACTAATCGACATCTCAGCGTTTTTCCCGGAAAGCGGCTCAGGATCAGGAACAATCTATTTCCGAACGGCTTCGAGTTTGATCTCGATGTTCAGAAGAAGTACTTTGTTCCTGACTCTGATCCGAAATACGGGCAAAGGGATGTGATGTTGATTGAACTGCCTCGTTATGTTCATCAACATGTTGATGTGACAGGAAAGTTTGTGACAGCTGAAGACTTTTGTAGATTTGAGTCCGTTACTCAGATGTGCATGATTGGATACGACCCGATCGGGAATGAATTGAACCACAACTGGACTAGAGACTTTGTCGCAAAAGACACAGTTTTCGAACTCTCAGGTGAGCATGATCAGACTATCGGTCATATTAGGAAGTTTTATGCCTATGGTATTCAGACTCAACATGGTGAGTGTGGTTCACTCCTGATAGCTTTTGACAAAGCTCTGAATCGTAAGATTCTCGGTATCCATGCTGCAGGATGGCATACGCCCCAATATCAAGGCGTAGGACAACCAATTTCACAGACCTACATCAACGTACTTCTTGACGGATTGAAAACCGTTGAGCTTGACTCGAAGATGGCTCCAATTCCGAAGGGTCTTAATGACTCAGGGAAGGTTGAGGTGGTGATTGATGGCGATAGAGCCTACTTTAAGGTGGAGGAAGCGATACCTGGACAGTTCCAGAATCTTGGAACTAGTCAGATATCGTGTTTTCTACCAAAAGTGTCTGCTATATCTCCATCTCCGGTGTCTGGTGTGATTTGTACACCTATCACGAAACCAGCATTCCTCACGAAGTGTGTTGTTGAAGGTGAAGTCATTGATCCGATGGTACTTGCAAGAAAGAAAGCTGATATTGCAGTTCCAGTTGCTGATGCGGGCATACTGGAATCCTGCGTTCACCATGTGAAACAACTTATTAATAAGAACGTTTCTCCTGACGACCGCAGGGTTCTCAGTTTGGCCGAGTCTATTACTGGGGTTGAAGGTGATGAGTTTCGACCAGCTCTAAACCGAAGAACATCTCCCGGG